TCAATATATTGTATAAAAAAATCAGGAACATATATTGTATATTTTCCAGTCAATGGGCAACGATATGGTATTTGAATACTTTCACTTGCCCATTTCTCTACCCCTTGATGTTCATCCAGCATTCGCATGAATACAAATTCCCAACTGCTACGAGCCAGTGGAGTACGCTTCCCGATATATTTGTCGGGATTTTTCATCTCAAAACGTCCCTGCGCAAATTTAGGCATTATGGTGCTATGTTACGTGTGATATCTATTTTAGATACATTAGCATATCTATATCCTAATGTAGATGTTGAAGTTCTATTATTATTTAGAATCTCACTGATCAGTGCTGATAGTTGAAGACCGTTGAATGATTTTAATGTGTCTAGTAATTTAAAAACAGGTGTGCCGTCAAGTTTAGCTTGTTTTAAAATTGCGGCTGCTGTGGTTGCCGATGCATCTGAACTAAATCCCTTAGACTCAAAGAATCCAATAGCCGCTGACACTTCGTTTGCTGAAAATTCTAATGGAGAAACACCGTATTGATCAAAGAATATCTTTGTTGCATCTGCACTATCGGTGCTGACTAATGGGGGTAGGCTAGTAGTACTCATCCTTGGTTATCTCCGCCTGCTAATACTTTAGGTACCGCAGTAGTTGTGTCGGTGTTGTTAGAATTCTTAGGAAATGCCGCGCCAATCACTCCGCCGACTGTGCTTACCACCCCCGACAATGCCGCTGGACTACTTATGATGTTTATAGCTTCTTGTTTAATACCGGCAAGGCTAAGACTATTAAAATTCTTAGCAGTATTGATCGCTGTAATAGCTGTTCCTAAGAAACCACCAACACTTCCAAATGCAGAGCCGCTGTTGACATCGCCAAATATTTGTTCTATTCCGTCAAGTACACCGCCATCACCTAATAAATTAGCAACGCCGCCGCCCTGTACACTCAGCGGACTTGGTGTATTGTCATAATGTAGTGTTGCAAATCCTTTAGGGCTATCAATAGCAACTTGTCCTGAACTATACACTACAGATTCATATGCTACTGTCATTGAATTTTCTAAGAATTCTCCTGCACTGTGGTCTACTTGTCCGTGACTCCATGAGGTAATTTTAGGATTTAATAATGTGTATCCGTTAAATCTTCTACGACTCATTGTATAGATAGAAATAGATTTAATAAAGTCTACTTGTTTCTTATTACTATCCATACCATATCTAAAGTTATCAAAGCCTGTACCTGTTTTTCTATAGGTAGAGGTAGTCTTATCAAATGCTTGATTTGGTAAATTTCTATCAGCTGAATAATAACCAAAGTATAATGCCCATAATGCGTTGACAATGCCTGCACTATCATCCCAGAATGTTAGGTTGAGGTTATCATAAGAATAGTTTTTATAGACAACGTGCTTACGATTGTATTGATTCTTAGTAACTGATTCAAAAGTATATTTTGGCAAATCTGCAGATTTAACTAAAAATCCAACTTCATCTGCGTAGTTGCTTGTAAATTGTGGCGCTTGAATAACTGTTTTATCTAATTCAAATCGCACATAGAACATGTACTTTGTTCTAGGAGACAATCTATAGGAATCATCGATAAACAACCGCGTAGCATGTCGATAGTTTGCTACGGTGCCTTTAGGATTGAGGATCCCTTGCCCAACGCCGGACAGGAATGATGTGAATTTATTTGCCATACAAATATTTATGTCACAAAAAAACCCGGAATAAATCCGGGTTCTTTAATTTATAAACTATTAGAAGTTTCCGCGTCCTGTTACTGCTTCGCCAATTGTTCTTCCAACGTTCAAGCCAATACCAATCTCTTGACCGCCTGCATTTGTTTGTACTGCATTGTCAAACGCAATTGTTAGAGCCACTGTAGCTGGTTCGTTAGTAGCATAGTTCAAATCACCGTAGTCAGCGTTCTGAACATAAGCACCGTAAACTTCCCAACGCTCAAGTACTGCGGCTTCGAAGCTACCGTTACCGCCGTCTAGGATTTCAATGTTCATTTGGAACTTGTAATCGATACCAGAACGTGCAGATGCTTGTTCCATGAAGTCGAATTGTTTCTGAATCTGTTGACCAACTAACTTGGTAACATTGCCAGAAGCATCATCACGCATAGTTAGTGTTAGGTTTTCAAAGGAATACTTACCAGCTAATTTTACTTTTGAGTTGTAAACGTCGATAGTCATTTCTTCGAAAGAAACTTTTGGTCTAGTTACATCGCTCACTTGTTTAGTAAGTTCTGTACTGATAGAGCCAGTAGCTCCAAATCCTAACAAAATCACTCTGAAGCGATATTTAAGTTTTGGCATCAATAACGATGCGCCACTATTAGGACCAGCTGGCGGAACTGAATAGTTGTTTAATGATGTTAGTGCCATTTTTAAATTGCTCCTGTATTTTTAACACGCAATGGAATATAAATGAACTCAACTGCTTTTACAGGTGTAATTGCAATATCTACGTATAGTTCATTACGATCAATCCTTGCATTAGTATTGTTACTTGTGTCACATACTACTGCGAAGTCATAAATCGCTCTTAAACCTACTAGCTCTAGCAATAGACTTTCAACTGCGCCTTTGATTTCATCTCTAGTGATCTTGTCGTTTGGTTCAAAGATATATGGACGAGCAAGTTTGTTTAATTGACTACGTAAGTAAACTACTAAACGTGCTACGTTGATACGATCCAACGCACTTGCATTTTTGCCACGTGTCTTTTGACCAAATGCTACGTGTCCAACACCAACAAAGAATGGAATTGGGTTGATCTTTAGATCATAAAGAACATCACGTAAACCTTCGTTCAATGCTACTGTCTGGAACTCGCCGGTAATTCCGTCGATGTAACCAACTGATGTAGCATTAGTAATGCCACCACGTCTTGTACCTGCTGGTGCAAACCATGGATAGCTAACTGCATCGCTTAGGGCGATTGTCTTCAACATCATGTGTGATGCTGGAACAACTGCATTGTGACCGCCTAAGTCTGTTGTAAATCCGTTTGGATAGTACAATGCTGAGTATTCATCATATGTAACAACACCCTTATCACCGTTGTCTGTAACACCAGCGGCGTTAGTACCCCAGTTGATCAATGTTGTTGCATCGCTTTGTAAGCGCAGTGGAGTGTCACCAACTACAAACGCTGTTAAACCACGATCAATGTTTAGGTTGACCAAGTTGCTGTATACTTCTGTGTAGCCAGGGGCAGCAATTAGGTTAAAGTTACGTCTTTCTTCATCACGGATTTGTGTGTTTGTATCAATAGCACTCTTCATCGCTGCCACAACAACTGAACGTTGTGCCTTGCGACCAAAGCTACCTGAACCGTCTTCGTTGTTTGGTGAAGCTGTTGTCCAACGGTTTACAGCATATGCTTCCATGCTTTCGGCATTGTAACGTAGGTTATCTGCTGTTACATCAACATAACCTTTTCTATATTTTTTAACGTTGCCGCCACTTCTACGCAAGTTCCATAGCAACATACCTTTTGGATATAGTGCAGGATCTGGAGCGTCAAAGTCTAAGAAGTTACTTGATAACAAATCAGCAATGCTAGCTTCTGTATTACCGTTTACCCCGCTTAGGCCATAACGTGCATCAGCAAACAAAATACCTTCTTCAGAAGTTTGATCTGTCTTGTCAACTAGTACCCAACGATTTGGAGCCGCAACGCCTGACAATTCGTAGTTGTAACGATAAATTGTTGGGAAGTTTTCCATATCTGCTGTGCTAATCCACAAGTCACCGGTTACTAGTGCGTTACCGTTACTTTGTGTTGTTGGTTTAGTTGCAGAAATCTGTGGACCTGCTGGGTCTGTTCCAGCAAATACAGTTCTATAACCTTTCCATGTAGTACCATTGTGAACCATAATGTCAACTTCGCCAAATGCGTTGTTGTACCATAGTTGATTATCGTCTGGCTCGTTCAATGGTGCATGCGGAGCGGCTGCAAAGTCGCTCATTGCTAATGGTGCCCAAATACTTGCAGTCCAGCTACCGTCGCTGTTAGCATAGAAATTTGGTGTACCAGTTCCAGCCATTACATCGATTGGTGTAAACAAGTGGCTAACAAAGCTACCGTTGAGGGTAATATCTCCGCCTGTTTTGTGGAAAATTTGTAATTCATTGGCAGCGGTTACGCTAGCTTCGATTTCAGAAAAACCAACAGCGTTGATTGCAGTAGCAATAGTTACTGAATCGTTAGCAGTACCAGCTAGTGTAAATGTAATATCAGTGCCTAATGATGAATCATCGCCACCGATTAAAGATTCTGCTAAGTTGATTGTTTTGGAACCAGCAGTAAATGTTGAATCAGCGATTGCACTAGAAGTAATAATTGTGTAACCAGTTGCTGATCTGCGCCATACTCTAAATTCTGCTGTTTGAGGATTATCTCCTCCGGCATTTGATTGTACATAGATAGCATCTTTAGCAATGTTGATACCGCCGCCTGTGCGATCTAAGAAATACAATGCATCTGTACCATTCTTATAAATTGGTGCAGAGTATGCTACCCAAGACTTAGTAGCTAGGTTATAACGTTTAACTCTCCAACGAGCACCGTTGCCTGGCTCTGTAGTTTTAATCCAAACAGACCCTGAAGGTACGCCGGTTACTGAACTTGGATTGTCAGCACGTTTAAATGTTGGTACTGATGTGTGTGGAGAATGAACTAATTTTGGTGCTAGGTATGTACCTGCTGTAATTCCAAGGTGGGTCAATGTATTTGTTGTTCCACCGGTAATTACAATTGAAGATGTTCCATTTGTAAACAAATACAGTTTACCGTTGGATACTTTAGCACTAACGCCTGTTACTAATGGAGTGTTGATAGCATTTGCAAGTGCTGCCAATCTTGCTGTAACACTTGCGCCACTTGGAACTGTAACTAATGTTCCATTGATATGGAATGTCTCTGCGGCGTCTAGCACTGTGACTGTGCTACCAACTACTGCTGGTTGGCTTGATGCCCAGTCTGGACTGCCTACTTGAACCCACTGTCCTGCGTTGATGCCTGCGCCAGCATTGCCTGCCGACTTGTAAAAAATTCTTGCATTTTCTGCGTATGCTGAATCTGCACCCATAACTGTTTGGAATACAACAGCATAGTCGCCAATTGATCCTACTGATCCTTTTGGAGCTCCGCTTGATACTTTAATAGCATCATCATCGGTTAAAACTAATGGAGTTACATAAGTGAACTTTTGTCCACCTGCGGAAATTGCCGCACTATTCCATTCCTGGATACCCCATTGTGTATTTGCTGTGTCAACCCACCATTTTCCATCATCTGGTAACGCTCCCGGGGCGGTTGCCGCTGGTACTAGTTGATTTAAATCTAGGTCTGCACGAACAATAAATGCTGAGTTCGATGCGCTTAGATAGCTGTAAGCTGCCAATAAGCCATATTCGTTTCTCTCACTACCGTGGATTGGACTGCCGCTAGCAGTAGTTTCAAAAAACGGTACGCCAAAAGTATCTACTAAATCCTTCTGACTTGTCAACTTATAAACGTTAGCTACGTTAGAAGCGATAGTGCCTGAGGCAATTGCTGTGCCTGCGGCATTCTTTTTATTCTCAGCGGTAGCAACAACGATAAGAGGAGTCGTACCTGGTTCTGCAGGTGTATAAAAACTCTCGTCGATTACCGTTACTTGTACGCCTGGTGATGTTAGTGCCATTCCAATTTCTCCTGGTAATAATATACGCAAATGTATTTAGTGTGAAATCGGTTTTTTGTTCTGTTATACCTATAGAAAAAGGGGTCAAAAAGGTGTAAATATTGTATGCGACCATTTTGTAAATGCGGTTTGCGGCCTCGTGCGGTAAACTATCGAAAAAATAACAAAATCTACTACCGAAGTTTATGTGAGGTTTGCCTAAGTCACGGAGTAAACCACGGTATACCTAGATGGTACCGAGCTGGTTATCGCATGAAGTCACAATGTGAAAAATGCGGATTTATTCACAGTAAAAGTTCCGATTTGCCAGAGATAGACTTAGCCGGTAAGAATTTGCCATTCAAGGAATGGGGCAAAAAGATTACAGCTCATACTTCTGTGGCGACACACCTACCCACGGATTACTCGGATTAAGAACCGGATCAAACTTGTACTTTTTGACCGCCTCAATGGCCAGGTGACCTCCAGGTTTTACCCATAGGGCCAGGTTTCGAAACAACATGTCCAAATCCCTGAAGTAATAAATGGTAAAATA